AAGTAAAATTGTGGCTCGGGGCAGGACGACCGGCTAAATCTGGACCAAATGCTGAAGGGCGACTGTACATAGTAAACGTTTGCCTAAATAAACCAGGCATTGAGCCTGATATTGAATCATAAAAATTAGCATATCGTGGATCTTGAGGAACTACAAAATACGATCCACTTTCTATCGGTAGGTATGCTCCTGCATCAGTGTCATATGTTTTACATCCGTCATTTGCCCAAACAGAAATGTCTCCACCGGATGCACCGTCTTCAGATTTTCCAAAACCATCAACCTCATATGTATAAGTCCTTAAACCTTCTGTGGAGCGGTTCATTTTAACTCTCATCATATAAACTTCAGAGCCAGAAAATGAATACGTATCAGTTTTAATATTTGATTTTAAGCTGGTAAACTGTGAATTTTTTAAGAAAAATGATGGCACGGCACCAAAAAAGTTTCTTGCCATTTGCGGGTAAACATCATCTTCCACATTTGCAACATAAGACGCGGTTTTAAATATAGAAAGCCTCATCAATGGTTGCGATTCTAATTCAAAAAAGCTTTTGCCTGCTAAATGTCTTGTTGGCTCTAACATTGTTTCAAACGGTAATCGCTCATCAAAGAAAGAACCAGTATTAGTTGTTTTTCCGCCCACGGCGCCAGACACATCAAAGCTAGTAGCATATGAGCAGTTTGCAAGCGAGCCTGATCTTGTAAACCTCTCACCTTCTATGCCAATGGAGCCTGTATTATATGCGTAATATGCAATTTTTCCAGGATTAGTCACTATAGGATAATCAACTGCCATACCTGATTTTATAGAGTTATAAAGTATTCCAGGTGAAAATAAACTTGCTAAAAGAGGTCTATAAGCACCGTTTTTAACTGAGCCTGTTCCTGGGTCGAACCCGCCACCATTAGATGGGTCGCCGTCTAAGATTGAGGTAGCTAAATCATCTGCGGGTCTTATTGGTACGACGGGGCCGAAGTAATTGAACTGTGCCCCAAAGTTTTGTTGATAAGAATTTTTAAACTGTTCAATTAAATTAATTGATCTTTGAACAGGATAAAAGCCTTTATAAGGATTAAACCTTATAGCTCCGGTACACGAAAGTCTAATTTCTTTGGCATCTAAAAGTGATTCTCGTTTAATTTGTAAAAAGTCTTTTAAGAATTCAGAATTTGAATAAGTAATAAAAAACGATTCATCATTAATAGTGGTAGACGCAGTGACATGTGGTATTTCTAATTCTAATTCTTCAAATGGGTTATCTAACTCTGCGTCTCTAATGTACTTTGAAACATTTTCACTAATTCTATATTCTGGAATTACAGAAAATCCTTTAGCTACTAATTTTAAATCATGATTAAAATCGCTATAGTTATTAAACCAAGGCTGAGATGGTTTTAATGTAAATTCTATAGAAGATTGGCTGGTTATAAGATCAAATGTAGGTTTGTAAATGCCAGCATTTGCAGGAGTGTCCCAATTTGCTGCGCCGCCTCCTAAACCACGGAAAAATATGGTATGTTCCTGATTAAAAGCTCCTGACATTTCAATCGGCAATATATTGCTAGAGCTTTGAAACGGGTAGTGTGAACGAGCGTCGTTTGGAGAAACCATTGATGTTGGTATTTCACAAACATGTGGTCTTGCATATCTAATGCCTGTGCCTTTTCTATAATAACTAAAGAAAAGTGTTATTATTTCGCCCACTAAAGAAGATGTTATGGGTAGGAAAAATGAATAATCATTTTGTAGCTGGCCAGGTGCACCTCTTTGTGTTTGTGGCCAAATGGGTGAAATCGCTTCTCTAGTTGTAAAATTTTCTGGGGCGTCTAATGGCCACGAACTTGCGGAAGCATAATTTCCCATAGCATCGACGGACACCCACATACCAGCTGACTCAGGTGATGCGTCAGTAGGATAACCTGGATTTTTGAAGCCGAACCCGGCGGGGGCAAGAATACACTCAAGCCTATCAGAACATTCTGGAAATAAAAATTCTGCTGAAGCAGTTGGAAATCCAGGTAAGGAGGCTGAAGAATAAAAATAACCTAAAGCATTGGCAGTAACTCTTTCTTGTCTGTCATCTCTCCAGTATTTATTATCAAATCCAGGCTTGGTATACGAGCTAGATTTAAACTCATTTCTAAGACTTGGGAAAAGTTGTTGTTGTGAGATAATCCAATTGAGCCTATGATTACGAGAGCGCGCAATTTGTATAATATGTTGTGCTGGGCTATTGATAGTATCAGATATTGGTGCATATACATTATCCATTCTAATATCGTTAAAATATATTTTTGAATTTTCATGTGTTGCTTTCACGGCATATGTGAATCCTTGATCTGATTCAAAATTAATGATATAAGGTATAGTGCGATTTGATACCGGCTGTAAACTATATGTTGTAAGTGCCCCATCATCACCTTGTTTATCAATAAGAGTAATTGTGTTGTTTCTTCTTTGGGCCCTAAAAATAGCATTGTCACTCTGTCTTAAAGCAGTAAAGTCATTAAATCCATATTGATTGCCGCGCTTAAACATAAGACTATTAAATACGTACCCTGAGCCATAATCATTTGACTGATAACCAAAGGGGCCTGACGCATCGGCATGTGTTACGAGCGCTGTGTTTCTATATTGATTCCCAGGTGTAACATCATTAATATTTAATAATGGCACACTTGGTGGAAAGCCAAGCGTATTAGAAGATTGAGATATTGGCTCATTTATATTTAAATTTAAATGTGTTGTTTGGAATATTCTACTACGAGGTCCTTCGAAAGTTACTGGGGCGGATATGTCTTTACCCCAAACGCGCTGACCGGTGCTAGCTATATAACTTCCAAATTCACTTTGGCTTACAAAATTATAAGCATCAACATATTGAGTTCCACTTAACCCAATAGCGGATTGTTTAACCAAAAAGTCTTTTGGGGTGTAGCCAACAAAATTGTTATCTGAAACTAATGAAGCTGTTATCCACGCATATTGTTTTGATGATCTTGGAATTTGATGTTGTACATAAAAATTGTCGTATACATTGTCGTCAGTAAAGCCAGAAATATATTCGTAAAGGTATTGTGGTGGTGTGTTTCCTGTCAAGAAATTAATTGATGATGTGCCAACAGATAAAGTATGATCTGCCGCGTCAGTACAGGTTAAATAAGCAAAATCAATTTTACTATTACCTGGTGCGCTGCTTAACGCAGGTGCTACATTTGTTAATTGAGCCGTGCTGTCATTTAACTGAGGACGCGAACCACTTAAAGACGTATTATCTTGTTCGTCGTCACCCATTCTAAACCACAATAAAAGCGAGCCTGTTGCTGGTGCGCTTGAGTGTGTTAAGTTTAGTGGGTGTCCTGCATTGTATAATTGACCAATTTCATCGCTTGATAGAATTTTTCTATACATAGACACTTCGTCAGCAAATCCAGAAAACTCATATGGCGTTGTTCCTCCGCCAGTATTCAGGTGTCCAAAAAATGATACTGGTTTTTCAAGATTAATGCCAAAGTTTCTAAAGTTGCTTTTATGCGAACTAGTTGGAAAAAATTCATGGTCAGTTTTAAGACCATTTGATAGGTTTGTTTCTGTGCCGTCTACCCACAATTTAATAAATGTACCATCAGTTTTTAAATTTCCGTGAGAACCGCTGAAGGTGAACGCAAAATGATGCCATTCGTTGTCTTGTATTACAGGTAAGACATTACTACCTTGCAAAAAGCTTTTTGTTTGGTTGGCTCCATCACCATCGGTGTTGCCCAAAACAAAAAGTGCTCTTCTGCCACTGGCGTTAATGCTCAATCTCATTATTGCTCTGTCAGTGTCGTTGTTGTATCCAATATCAAAAATACCTTGTTGGCCGTTATCTCCCCGAGGATTGTCAGTGGTGTCAGGAAATTTCATCCAGCCAGACCAAGTATATGTTACTGCTTTATCAGCACCACCGTATGCTTCAGCCCATTCTGCATCAAACTGTATTTGACTGCGGGCTGAGACATCACTTGTTGAGTGTCCTAAATACAAAATATTATCATCTGTATTGCCGTGAGCGTCATCAGATTGAAAATAAAGTGATTTTTCATTTACTAATTTAACTTGACCTGAGCCCGGTATGTCTCTACTTTCGTAAGCATAATTAATTTTATTACGTATTAAATTATTTCTGTGAACTTTGTGAAACCCGGGTAGCTCATCAGTTGTTACACCAGTCTGGTCATCAGGTACGTGTAATGAGTCCCGACCGAAGCGTGCTGTATGTCTTGCTAAATGTGAATATAGACCGTAATCTTTTCCATGAATATCAAAAACTTGTATGTTAGTAGTGTCACCACTAATAGCGGGAGTAGATATTGTGCCTGATGGGCCTTGTGATGGCCTTAAAACTGATAAATTGCGATAATTTAATGAATTATAGACAGAAAACTCTGAAGATCTAAAATCTTGATATCCTTTTGACATTACCTCAATGCCACCAGGATTAGAAAATCTTGATATAATAATTGATTTATTTTTTGAACTTGTTAAATATGCAGTTGAATAATCTGACACATTTTGAAAATGATTTCCAGATGTTCTTTTAATATCAAGAAAAGTTCTAATAGACGTTGATGAGGTAGAATTTAATTGAAATGCTTCTGCAGGAAGGTTTGGTTGATTATCAATAAAATGTCTAGGGTTTTCAAAAGCACCTACTGCTTGAACATATTCATAAGTATTAGAATAATTGCCAAGAACTTTAGAGCCAGTAATCCTAATATTTTTAATGTTTACTGGCCTCTTCGCAGTCATATCTCTATAATAAACAGCTTTTTGATGTAATTCATATGGATATGCAGCAGGGCCTCTTAAGTGTGTATTAGGATTAGGATAATCAGGACCAACAACACCTATTGCTCCTGATAAAATAGTGTCAGTGCATGTGCCCAATAATATTCTCCAGGCTTCAGGTCTAGAAATTTGATTGTCATTGCCTGTATTTAAATCAATGTGTCGCGACTGGTGACCACCAACGTTGTGTTCTGTGAAGATGCCCTGCATTGGTTTTTCTAAATCTGGACCATATACATCGTTATGTAAATTAGTAATTTGTATATTAGCGCCTGTCAACCTATTAATAAGTTCTGCTTGATGTCCAGATTTTACAGTGGTTTCATATATGCTAAACGGAAATGCAGTTGCCGAATCTAATATACTTTCACTTGAACCCTCATCATAAGATTTTCCACTAAAAACTTTTAAATGTCTTTCAATTTTGTTAAGACCTGGCTTTGGATCGTTATTGGTTTTGACTTTTTCCAAATCAGTCATAAACGCTACCAGCACATTAAGTGGCACATACCCACCATTAGCAGTATTTACATCACCTGCAGGTCTTAGTGCATTTAAAGCAAAATGTATGTTTTTATTTCCTGTGAAGTTTGAGCCGCCTTTAATGTTGTTTAGCCTTCTAACTTTGTAAAGCTGTGTTTTAATAAACGTGCGAGCCGCATACAAATCTGGCTCATAAGTTGCTTCTCCAGTAAATAAAGTTGGAGTTACTCTTCTTAAAAATGGATTGGATATTATAACATTTCTGTATATCTCTCTATGCGCATCAATAGTGCTATCGCCAGAAGTAATTTCTATTGCCGATCTCTCAGCACGTTCTCTCCAATACGTTTCTCTTATATTTGTACTACGAGGTGATTGTGGCAGAGACGAGAACCCTACTGCATATGGATACGCTTTCTCTGTTATACCATACATTGGAGCATCAGGTCCAGGATCTTTGGTTTCTAGCGTTGGGAATGGAGTCTTATATTTATTTCTTTCTAAAATATGACTCTCAACAACATTGTTTATTTTTTCTAAACCATCAGCAGAAGCGGGCAAAAGCTGTGCAATTATCGAACTTAGCGCGTCATCAAACCACTTATAATAATCAAAATATTTTTCAACATCTGTGGTTTTGTTTACTTTTTGGTAAAAGGTTGCGCGGAGCTTTTCCATGTCCTTGTATCTGGCGCGATAGCGATGAACTGGTTCACCTATTAAATTATTAAAATCAACAACCCCAGCAAAAAATGTAAGCATTTCAGATGAAATTGCATCATACATACTTTTTTCAACGTTAAAGAAGTAGCTTGGAACTGTTTGATCAATTCCTATAACTTGATCGTCAGAGGACAAAATATTTATCATGTCGCCACTTACAACTTGTTCAGGCTCAATTGCTTTAAAAGAATTGATCTTTATTTGTTTTATTACATCAGTGCTTGATGTTGCAAAATTCTCAGCATATCCGCTATGTTGATGCCCTGCAACGTTACCAATCCAACCATAGTTATCTCTAATAAGCGCTGAACCTGAGCTAGCGTCTTGTACAAAAAAGTTTCCGCTTCCGTCAGATGATGTAACATTATTAAATGTCCAATCTAGTACAAGAGATTGAAAATTAGTAATGTCAACATTAGTAGATTCTGTTTGATTAGCTATTAAATATTGTTGTAAATCTTCAACACCTGAATTCTCTGAGCCTAAATTATGCGAACCTAACGAATCATTATTTATGCTTTTGGCCCAAGCTCGGCAGTTTAACATTTCAACATCAGTGCCTACAAGGAGAGCGCCTGTAAGATTGGTCCGTTTTGCACCAACATATACGCGTTTAGGGCTTCGTAGAAAGTTTGAACCAGAAATTGTTGAGAATGTACCTGTTACTTCAAAAGAATTTTTTGTAGTACCAAGAACATCATTTACACCCCTAAAGATAACTTTATACTCTAAGGAATCAGCTGCTTTTGCGTGTCTACTATCTTGCCAATTAGGCTCAACTCGAACAGAGATGTTCCATTTTGTATTGTCATAAACATTAAGAAAGACGCTACTTGTTAAGGTTGGGATTGGATGCGGTTCATATGAAGACGTTAATTGAAAATAAACGTTTTTAGAATTTGCTTTGGCTCTAACTGCAGAAACTTGAAAGTTTGCTATGTCACCGCCAGCCATAGTAAGTGGCTTGTAATTTACAGATTTGGATAAGAATGTTGTATCTGTACCATCTTGCGACGGCACAGAAGCAGTGTGTACTGCATGTACTCCAAATAGTGAAATTTCAGTGCCACTTCTGTTTATGCTAGAATAGCGTGTAAAATAATTTGGGAATATTACATCAGTTTCAAGTGTAAACCCAAGTTGTTTTTCTGGTGATATACTGCTTGGTAGTGAACCTGATATAAAACCAGATGTTTCAGTATTGTCATCATTTTTTCTTTGATAAATAACGCCATTTAAATTGTTTATATTATTAAAATTAATACCTTTTTTATCAACAACAACTTGTGATAAATTATTTGACATTTCATATGTCGCATTAACATTATATTTTTTTAATTTTACTAACTCGTCATCAAGATAAAAGCACCTCATAACATTTTTAATGCTTTTTTCGGTCCCTTTTGACTTAAAAATAGCTGTTAAATTGTTATACAAATTGTGATAAATTAAATTTTTAGTATCTTGGAGGCTGCCTTCAAAAGCAAATTCTTCGTTTTTATTGTAAAGTCTTTCAAGGATTGTTTCGTCAATAAATAAATCTGGTACATATAACCCAAGAGACGTTGGCAGATGTGAGGCAAACGATATAGGTCTTGCAGAAGAAGTTGTATACGTTGCATGTTTGAATTTTGGTATTTCATTTGATAAGAAATACATTTTATCAAAATATGATCCAACAATGTGTGAAATAATTTGCAAGTTTTTATTACCAACATCATCGTGCTCATCTACAATCCATGATGGTGCATAATTTAAAAATGCTCCATTATTGTTTCCATCATAAGCACTACCGGAATTAAGAAGTGTGGTACGCAATCTTTCATAATCTGGATGTGTGCTATAAATAACTGGTTCACGGTATTCACTTTCAACAGCAGAAGATGAAATAAAAGCTGACCCAGTGTTTCTTGAGTTTGAGCCAAACCCAGTCCAAACTCCATTCGTGAGCCTACCAGAATAATCTAAAACAGTGCTATCAATAGTGCTTGTCCCTGTTATGCCCTCATTAAATTTGTAATACACACCAAGGCTTGTGTTTGAAATATCGGTGTTTGTACCGCCACCTATGTGGCTTGCATAATTCAATGAAATTTCACGTGCATCTCTAGAATCCTTCCAGAATCTAAATTCATCAACAGAGCCAGAAAGTTTTCCGGCGCCGGGATCAGAAAAAGGTGTTGACGCTGATACTTCTGTAACAAGTGCCCCTATGCGCCCAATCATCTTAGAAGTGGTGATCTCGCCTAGTTTTTTGTTTTCATATATGTTAGTGTCATCAATTTTACCATCAACATACAATTTGGCTATTAAATTACTGCCACTGTTGTGGAAGCTAAAGGCATAGTGATGCCAATCGGTTAAAAACGCTTTTGTTGTTTGTGTACCTATAGATGAAGTCAGTGGATTCACACCTTCTACAGATGGGGTAGCCAATGTAGCAGAACTTGATTGTGCAGTTATACGGAATGCTGTGTTATTTACACCAGTCGTGTCAAAAAGCTCGATTCGTAAGCGCCCATAATCTGTGGACCCGATTGAACTGCTATTCCATAAATCAAAAACAACTTGCTTTTCTGTTAAATCTGTATCAAACCCGTCGTGCTTAAGCCAAAATTCAACGGTCACACCAGTATCAAAATTAGATTTTAAATTTGATAGACGTGTTCCATTGTCATAATCAGACGGCAAGCCTGCATTTAAATAAGGGTTTTCTTCGTGTAAGTTTGCACTTTGATATTTATTATTAAAAGGATTATTTGTAAGTGTACTCAGAGCAGCAGTGTTTGATGTTGAGTGAGGGCCACCTTTAAAAGTAATATGTTCTAAACTTTGAGGTAATCCATAACCATTGTCAAGACTACCATTTAGACTTCCCCACCCATCCGCAGAAAAAATACCGTATCCTGTAAATCTTGGATACAAATTGTCAAAAATATATTTTTCACCCTCAAACAGTTTATTATAAAACTCATTTTTTTCAGCTTCAGAACCATCATAAGGGTAGTAATCAATTATTTTGTTAAGAGCACCTTCATAAAATAATTCAGCAGAACCAAACCTAACAAAGTTTTTAACATCTGAATAATCAATTTGCGGCACATATGTGACGGCCCTTAACTCAAGAGCCAAAGCATTGCCTAAAGATTCAACATCTTTGAAAAAATTCTTTTCAACATTGTACTCAGTATAGTTACGAGAACTGGTACGAGAATCGGTGAAAAGACTTCGTAGTCCTGTTCTTTTTCCGTTAGCCATTTATTTTTTCTTTCCTTGCCTGTCCTAGTATAATTATTCTTCTACTCTAAATTTAAAGTCTTCCTGTTGTTCTATCCATGAATTTAATCTTTCATCATAAAATGCAAATTTAAATTTATATTCATAATTTGGCTCAAGAAGCTTCATATCAAAATCAAAATAGTTTCCATTTACGTCGTATGATAAAATTGTATGGTTATCAGAACCAGTTCCATAATTTACTACATCAAGATTGTCTAATGTTCTAATAACTCTATATGAAGCGCTTTGAATACTCGTAGTTTCTATAACGCTAGTAGATTTAGTAAAAATAGTTGGGCTCCAGTGTCTTGGCCTGACATATAAATTGAACCTTTCAAATTGATCTTGACGATAAGAATTTTTAAGATTTGTAATTTTTATGACGTATGATTCACTCTCTTCACTTGTTGCAGCAGTATAAACTTGTGGTGTAATTGAACCAGTAAAATATTGTTGAGAAGCAGTGGTTGCATCTGAAACTGAATTAGAACCAGAAAACCAAACATCGTACAAAGGTGTTGTTGATGACGATGCAATCCCAACTGAGCAAGAATAGATACCAGTTGATACATAACCACCTGTTAACGCTGCTTTGCCGTCGTAAAGTGTTAGTGCTGAACCGGAGGGTCCTGTATTGTCTGATGAGCCTGAGAAGACACTAACCAAAACCTCTCCTGTTCCAATCGCTGGTATGTTGGTTAATTTGCCTCGTATGAAATTATAAATATATAATGTATTTAAATTATCTGCTGCCGGCGCAAGTGAACTACTAAAGTAAAAATTAGCACGGGTATCTCTTACGCTATCATCCCAGCGCGCTTCAATTACAGGCTTCTTAAAATAATATTGAGTGCCACGAGCAAAAAATCTTTTTGTAAAGTATGATTTAGTAGCTCCATTTGGATTATGTAACACGCTTCCAGAGCGTTGGCCACTTGAACTTGAGAAAAAACCCTCAAAACTAGATGATAGAAAAACTCCTACACCATAGTTCTGAGTATCCCCAGCAATCCAGCTTTCTACAAGCGGCGTTATATTAACTTCTAAATCTTCAATGCCTGATTCAAAGTTTTGTTCATAGATTAAGTTTGCTGTTGACGTTAGATAGTCGCCCCCTGGGCTTGTCCACGGTGATGAATTAGAAGCAGACATCCAGTTTGAGCCAACATTTCCTTTTGTTAAGTCCTTATATCCCTCAAGATCAAGACCAGTTCCTTCTTGCCATGATTGTGAAACTGGATATACAACTAACTTAAAATCTTTTGGTACTGTTTTACTGTGTGCGGCGTTGAATAACCTAAGATAAAATTTTACACTACCGCTAGCAGGGACAGTTCCAGCTGTTCTATCGTTGGAAATACTTGTAATAGGAAATTGAATTAGTATTCTTGAAAGCTCTTGAGACGCCGGTGCTGCAGAGCTAGAAATAGATTCTCGTCCATAAATTGAATACGTTTCAATTACATCAGCTAATCCTGAGTTTGAGCCTGTACCTCTGGTATTAAAACCTGCTTGGAAAGCATTTACTATTGTATTATCAGCAGATGCAGTATATCTTGTAAGCATTATCTAATTTTTCCTTTAATATCAGTATCAGGAAACTTAATTTCAAAAATTCCATTTGCGGGACATATAAGGTGACTACCATCCGGTGATAAATTAGAATTTATATCTAATTTAATATTTGAATACTGTCCGCTAGTTTTGTTAACAATTTTGACTTTTAAAACATCTAAAATATTATTAGCTTTTTTAAGTTCTGAATAAATATCGCTGATAAAAAATGGTTCTCCTATAAAAAATCCATCTGAAAATTTGTTTTTAATAATATTAATTGCACTATTAATAATTTCTGCATTGTTTGAACTGCTTACAGGCTTTACAACAAATTCAATTCCTAAATTTATTATGTACGCGTCTAAAATATCAACAGTGTCATTTATCATTCTATAATGATTTAACCAAGTTTTTAAATTATTTTTAATTGTAATATTCGTAGTCGCAAGTTTTCCTTGAGAGTCTTCTGAGATACAATAAATGTTAAGATTTCTTTTCAATGAGTCAGGGTCTTTTTGTGTTGATACTCTTTTAATTGACCCAAATTTGCCTGGCATTTGATATGCTAGAGCTTCATAATCAGCTTGTGTGACAGCGCGGTTTTGAGTTGGAAATGTATCGAATATTCTTCTTTTGAGTTCTGCTGATGAAATATTAGAATTGTCACCTGTTATTGGTGACTCATTTTGTACTTCTAATGAGTCCCTAACGGAAGATAATAATGTAGGACTTAAACTAGTTTCATCATTAAATGCCATAACAGAAGACACAACAGTATCTAATTGATTTACAGCAATGTTTGAATTAAATGGATTAGTAGCTCTGTATGTTATAATCAATGTTGTATTTGTTGGTACGGTTCCAAAATTTGAATTTTTAGAAATTCTTGTTGGATCAAAAGTGGTATCAGTTACATATGATTTACCAAAGACATCCACAGCTACTTGTTGAGGGTTTGCAATCACATTGCTCTCAGACTCATCCCCACTACCGAATTGTAGTATTACTCCTGACGTATTTTTTTCAACTGTAAATTTTCTAGACACGATCATAGGTTTCATGATTGAGGGGACATTGTCATTTTTATAATTTGAATTAGCTATTTCTTTAAATATAATATCTTGTGACAAATAATCTACCTCAAAATATTCATTCCCATCAGAATCAAAAACAGAAATAATTTCAGATGAGTTATCAATATCAAGTGTGACTCTTTTAAATCTTTCGTAACCACCAACAACTACTTCTTTTTGTGCAAATCTTCCAGACACAACATTTCCATAAGCTTTTACTGCGTAATGGGTTGGGGCGCCGGTTGTGTTATTAACCCTTGCAACAACCACTTCATTTCCAGAGTCAGCAAAGTTTATATTTTGCGTAAGCACAAAAGCCGCTCCAGCGGTTGAAGAGCCAAAGCTAGTACCTCTTTTTACTATAGGCATATATCTATCGTCAGGACCCATACCACTTGTAGTAGCCGGCACCAAAACATAAAGGGCAGCAACTCCAAATGTAGAGGGTCTTCCTGGATTTTTATATCCTAAAGCTCGGCCGTGCCTAATAATATTTCTTGTTTCAAAAGCAGTATCAAGAAATGATTCATTAATGTTGAAATCAATCTGCAGTGCCATTTGGTCTGCAACATATGCTACTGCATCAATCATCATTGATCCAAAAGAAGCTTCGCTAAAATCTTGGAAAGTGTCTGGGTAGAATCTTTCTGTTAATTCTAACAAGTCACTACGAATTGAAGAAAATTCTCTGTTTGTATAATTTATTGGAAGGGTTTTCTTTTGATCTTTAGGCATTTATTGTTCCTTTTACTAAATAGTAAATTCTAACAAATCATTAAGTCCAGCATTTGGTAATTTATAATAAACTTGAAATGATAATGTATTTGTGTCTGGATCGGAATTTAAAAATAGTATATTAGTTATTGTAACAGCAGGCAAATAAATGGAGACTTGCTTGTAAATGGCGTCGTAAATTTCAGCTTGGACGCCTTCAGAAAAATTAGAAAATAAAAACCTTCTTATTCCAACACCAAACTCTGGATCCATTATTCTTTCACCAGGATTTGTTAAAATAATAGTCTTTAAATTTTGTTTTACAGTCTCTTTAATAGTTTTAAGCATTTCAAAACCATCATTGCTACTTCTAAGTAATGGTAGTGCTACTCCGATAGAAGACATAAGTTTACCTCACTATAATTATACTAATCATCATTTTTATTACACAATTTACCTTTAGCGTTAAATGGCGTAGATTTAAGTCTTCTGCCGCCACCTAAGCCGCCACCAGGTGGTAAAGAGATAGCTGCCTTAAGGTTTTGTATAAATAATTTACCACCATTGCCAGGTTTAGTAAGTTCTCCAACTGCGCTGTCAAAATCTCTATTGTTGTATAATGGTTTAAAAAGTTTTTTAATTCTAGTTCTAGAATTTCTAAGTAGTACTTTATCCCACTCATCCCATGTTCTATAAAATGGTGTAAAACTAGCAGGGAAACTATTTCTATCACTATAATGTTCCCATCCTTCAGCTTTTTGTATTTCAATATATTGGCCGGTTTCTTCGTTAATGTTAATTTTCATTCCTGGCTTTTTATCATAGTTGCCATCTTTGTCGCCTTTGCTGGCAGTAATTTGCCCAATTGAAGATAACATACCTTGATCATTATATATCGCTATAAGAGAGGTAAGCTTACTCAGTGGGAATACATAACTCATCAAAATTTTGAATTTTTCATCATCTTTTAGCATGTTAACTAAGCATAATAAAAGTTTTGAATTTGCTTCAAGGGGTGGTATTTGTGTGCATTTTAAATCAAGTGCATCTAATTCTGCGTTTGTGACTTCTATAACCTCTCCATCATGATTTATAAACGATAATTGTAAACCATAGCGTACCCCAAGTTTGCCTGATAAGCCTATAATTCTGTCATCTTCATCGCGTTCAAGTTTTAAAGTCCCTGGGTAAACATCAGAAATATTTTTCGAATCATCATGCTCTTTAACGATTGCAATAGCGTCATTTGGTGACATTTTGTTACCATTAATTGAAATATACTTTTGTATCACAAAAGGCTTTGTGCGATTTGAAACTATAGATGTGCCAAAAGGATCAATATCGCCTATTGGGACAATTATTTTGTTAGCAAAAACTGTAAGTTCTTCGTGAGATTCATCATTGTGGTGCTCGCCTACCATATAAATATTAATACCATCTTCATTTTCATGAATATGATAATATCCAACATATGGCGTGCCATCTGGTAATGCAAGTTCTGTGCCGTCTGTATATTTAGAGCCACCCGAGGAAGTTCCAATTTCCATAACTTCTTCTTTAATTTCTTTATCTAAATCAAGATTAGCTCCACCTTGGGAATGAAACTTAAGAGTATATAACAGTAAGTCATTGTATTGTGGTGACAGGCCAACAGATGAACAGTTATCGTTAAACTTTGTAGCCATTGCATTGAGTTCTTGCACAATAAATTCTTTTAAAACTAATTTGGCATCCTCTTCAGTTGATTGTACTGCTTCTAAATTTCTTTCGTAGCGCCAACCTTTTAATGTTTGAAAGGGAAACTCTTGGGCTCGGTCTAATTCCCTGTTTGTTTTTAAATTTGAGCGAGATGGATATTTATAGTTTTCTTGAGCGTCATTCAATCTAAACATTGCTAATTGTACTGCCTCTGGTGGATCTATTTTACCTTCCGCAACCAATCTTGAATAAGTTTGCACTGATTGTTCTAAGAAAGAATACCAAAATTCTTCATCTTTAAAAGGATTAAAAAATTCAGCAAATCCTCCTTGCGCATCCTTAAAATCTTTTTCCATTACTTCCACTATGTAAGCAGCAAAAATTGAACTATAATTTTCTTTAACACCAGCATTGAATGTTACAAAAGTTGGCATGCATTTAACATAATAAACTGATGCATATATTCTACATGCTGCGGTTATTAAACCTTGAATAGTAGCTTTTGATTGTCGGTTTAAAATGCGATCATATGGCTTTTCAACAACACAGTCTGGGTCTCCTTTAAGTCTTTGATCCTCTGGCATATTAGCTAATGATTTTTGAACATTTGTTTGTATTTCCCCGAAATCAACCAAATCGCTTAGTTGCGGTTTGCAAGGGCCAATTTCTGGAAACATAACGTCAACCATACCAAGCCATCCAGTATTTTTTACCGGCTTGACATAGACTTTGGGCCTAGCGTAAGAACCACCGTATACCATAGGATCTAAATAAAATACTCGGTTTGGTCTATCATAATCGGTGCCAAAATCGGACTTATTGTTTTGTTTATATTTCATATAACTAATACCAAGAATCATATCGTCATTACTAATTTTCCGATCGCCTTCTCTATCACCATCAGCATTAAAATCTGGCACTCTTGCTTTACCATACGCAGTGCCAGCGTCTGAAAGGGTTGTACCACCTTTAACAACATATATCATATCTTCTTCAGTTATATCATCAATACCGGCGCCATAACTCCATTTAACATCATCAAGATTACCAGCAACTAAAGTCATCATTTGCTTCATAATTTCATTTAGAAATGAATCATGGTATTCTTTTAACTGCGACGTTGGAGACTTGCCTAACAAGTCTGCAAGCATATTAACTTGTGGAATAAATTTAGTTTTTTGAGTTCTAGATAAAGCAAAGCTAGGATAATTTTCTAAATTAATATTATCTAATGTATTGTCCACTGACAAAAATTCATATTTTCTTTCTCTTATAGCGTCGTTTTCACTTACAGCTTGGGCATTAGCAACATATGTTGAAGATTGAACTTCAGACGGCGGGTCAAACGCCTTATGTATAATTGCAACTCTTGCATTATCGTCAGGTCTATTAATATATATTTTTTCATCGCTATCAGTGTCAAGCATTTCAATATCAGATAACCACATTTTTACTTCAAATCCAAAATCGTAAGGGGGCGGAGTAACTCCCGGTGGTGCACTTTTACCATTTCTATTATCTTGATAGGAAAGCTTTATGTCTGCTTTGTCTTTTCTAGGAGCTTTTTTAATTACAACTCTTTCATTGTTCATTTGAACAGAGAACTTAGTATTGTAACCAAAATCTGGTAGTGCTAATAAATTAATATTAAGTGTTCCAAATAATCCTTCAAAACCTAAATCTTCAAATGATCTGAAAAGTTTTTTTCCTTTTCTTATATTTGACTCGCTGTTATCGCTATCAAAGCTTATATTTTCAGCTTGCGACAATATTTGACTTCTCAAGTGCTCTCCGACATACGCAGGAAACTGACCAAATTGTCTTTCAATATCAACTCCGTCATAGTTTTGATCACCGTCGAGGCCAAAAAGACTTCCAAGATCTGATGAATAACCTTTAGTTGCATAATCAACATACCGTTCTTTATTTGCCGAAAGGCGCCTGTGGGTACTAAGAGCACGACCATGGGTATCGGAAAGAATCATGTTAATGAGTCCCCAATCGTCATTACCTGCGAATAAGCCACCATTGCCAAGCATATCCTTAGAATATGCAATTTGTAATTGTTCCAGTTGCCCACCTATTAAATTGTTTGTTAGTTTGCTATCAATTTCGTTTTCAAATGGCACAATACCGTCATCACAGCCCGGTGTTGAAACAATTGGTGGTAGTGCCGCGGCTACTGCGGCTCCGATGCCGCTTTGCGATAAATCAGTTAATTCTTCTAAATCTTCTAATAAATCAGACTGTAATTGGTCAAACATAGTTTCACAATCTTCCGGTGTACACTTCCCTTCAAGTAATAAGCACCTTCTATCTAACCAACGATCAAGATCCTCTGGTGTTGCACAAAGAGATGGATTTGCTGGAAACAAATCGTTTTCTGGTATGTTATTAAGAAAATCTCTCATTGAGTCTCTAACGGGCGCTGGCATAAGCTTGCCAATATTGCTAAATAAATCAGCAATGTCTTGCTTGGTAGGAAAAGCATCTAAAAATTCTGGGTATTGATTCACAAGTATATTCATTGCTGTGTCATTAAAAGCTTGTGACGCGTTTCCATCGGCAGCCTCAAACATTTCACGACGGCTCGTTGAGTTTGCAAGATCTTCACAAAATTGTCTTATCTTTTCTCTATCAGATAGCGCGGCGCCGCCAACACCGAATTTCTCAAACATTTCAGCAATTGTTGCATCAACTTGTTCATCTGATGCATCTGGGCCGCAGATTGATTCTCTAATTATATTTCCAAAAGTGTCTCTACCAGATAACAAATCAGGCAAGGATGCAACCACATCACCAACAGTGCCAAGAGCTTTGCAGATAGCATCACCCAGCAACTCACAAACCTTAATTAAAATTCTAAATAATATTTTTAGCAACACTTGTTGTATTGCAATTATAATTGCATTGTATATCTCATTTAATATGTCAGCTAAAGATGGAACCCAACCAAATGGATTTTGCAACATAGGTAATTGAATTTCTTGAATATTTCTACAAAATGGCAAATCAACACTATTCAAAAAATCTGCAAAATTTGGATCAAATGTTGGTGGCGCCGGACAATCAAATATAGCAATAATTTTAGCAATAATTTCTGCACCGGGGTATTTGTTTAATTCGTCTACTAAAGATAACAAATCATTGGAATAAACTTCAATAAGCGCAATTATGTATGCATCCATAACTGAATCTGGATTTATGCCAAAGTTTTCTGTATTAGACTGCGAACTTCTTGCATCATCTAATTTCTGTATCAGTGTACGATTATTTCTTTGTGCATATGGATCGCTTAATGAAATTTGCCTAACTTCATTATCATAGTTACCATAACTTTTATTTGCTTGCTCTCTTTCTAAAAGTTTTTCATCTTCCCAAGGTTTTTTAATTTCAATTTTACCAAATAATCTTAAATTATCATCAGCTCTTTCAACATCATCAAGTCTTCTATCTGATGGGGCTGGAGGCTCCGACATTTTTTTCTTAACAAGGGCGTCCAGTTCTCGTTGCTTGTTAGCGGGAAGACCAATGAATAAATCGCCCCAGTTGTTTAATGGCAATGCTTTTAATGCAGACTGTAAAGCAACTTTGAGTGCTTGTTCAAGTGATAACCCCTTGAATAAACATTGAATTGCATCCATCATTAGATCTAGCAAACCACACAATTTTAATCTGCCTAACCCATCGCGATAAAGGGTTCTCATTATTTCATCTGTTGATGTTCCTAACGGTAATGAAGAACCTAATAATGTTGCGCACATCTGAATAAAAACCTGATCGCTATCTTCTAATTGCTCAAATGCTTGTGAGGTGGCCATTGCGGCAATTGATTTAGTCTCACCAGTTTTTGGGTCTTTTAGTTCATTAAACTTTACACGTCTTTTACCATTTTTAGTAGTCTTGTGTATAATACCCAATTGTTCAAGTTCAGTATTAATTGCCCCTTGAGAACGCTTACAAACATTTTTGTGAAATTGATAAGCGATAGCGTCACCAATACTAAAAATGTCATCAATTATGTCTTGTCCTAATTGTTTGCCCTCTTCAAGAAGCGCATCACCTACACAGCTTAAAGCATGTTTAGTATTGCTACCATCAAGTTGAGGTGTTGGATATTTTTCTGCTGTTGAAACTTTTGGATACGTAAACTTTTCTACAAACTCAAGCCACGGTCTTTCTACTCTAGCGCTTAAAAAAGAGTCAATTTCATCTAGTTTGGCAAAATATGCTAAGGCTGTGGGATCTTTATAGGCTGTTTTTGAATTAAGAGAATTTAGTCTTGAGCCACTAAAGACAATTGGTTTTTCTCCGCAGCCTACTGTATAAATTGTAAGCTTATTAAGTTTATAATCATGACTAAAGCTCATTTCAAACTTAGTAACATTGTTATTATCAAACAAATATTTAAAATCACCGATGCCGGCTAAATATAAATTATATCCTCTATCATTTAAAAAGTTATCTAAATCTTTTAAAACATCTGCGGTTCTTGAAGAGCCTACAAAAAAGCCTGCGTCACCATATCTGTCAAATTTGTTGTGTGTGAATACAGTGCCATCGTCAAAATATAAATTGCCACCTTCAATGCCAGTAAAAACACGGTAATATCTTCCGTAAAGATTCATAGCCTTTCTTAGCTTCATTAGTTTAGGAAATATAGTATTTGTATTATATTTAACAACTATTGGGCTTGTATCAGTTGATTCTTCTTCTTGATCATCTTCAGTCATGTCTGGGATTAAAGCAAAAACATCTACAGGGACCGAATACAACAATTTTACGTTAGAGAAAGGTCTTGGGTCTAGATCATATTTTGAATAATCAACTGCGTCCAGTAAAATTTGAATGTTTTCTTGACTTACCAATTTGTTAAAATTATCAAGCAAAGATACCATAGCATCATTTGCATAAGTATCAAATAGCACAAGACGATATTCTTCTACAGTTAAATCAGAAAATTCACCGATCGGCGGAGGCAAAAGTGAGGTTTCCCTGGTTGTAATGGTACACTGCATCAAGCAATATTTTTCATTTAGCCAAGGTTCTAAATTATCTTTTTTTCTCCAGTTTGGGGTTACAGCAGCTGGATTTCTAGTGCACGGTGGACATTTAAACGTTGGAATTGTTTGTACAAAATCGTCACACGCATCAATTAACCCGTCTTTATTTTTGTCTTGATATTTTAAAAAAATTGATTCAGCCATTATAGTTCCTAAGTTGTAAATACATTTTGACTTACAATATATTTTGCGCCAGCGGGTGTCAAATACCCTATATTAATTAGTTTTGAATTAACTCTTAGATGGTGAAGCGCATTACCTACCCACCATGCTTGTAACATAGCGACTATTGGAGTAACAGTTGCTCGCCATGGTTCAAATGCGGTAATTGCCACAACTTTATTAAGAGACTGCAATAATTGGTGTTGTCTTTGCACACAGCCAGTTAATAAGTCAATTGATTCTTGCATTTCTAACAAACAATCTGTTATATTTTCACCGTACGGAACACCCTGTAATAATTGAATGTGTTGCGGCCTGTTAAATAGACCGCCCCAAACTTTTCTAGTGCCATCTACATTTCCAGCAATTAACTCAATAGGTGAGGCTCTTGGAATTTTTCCGCCCAATGAATTTTTTTCTTCTTGTCCAGCAGCATAAGAACGACCAGTAACAATTTTTATACCTTCGCTACCAAAAATTCTAATTTTATCAGATTTTAAACCAATAGCTGCACGAGAAGCTGGTTTTTTGCCCATCATAGCATCGCCGCGGCCGGCAACACCGGCAACAATTCCAAAGTTTAAATCAACATCAGTTAATTGGCTAACATAAATTCTAGAGGCGTCACAGAAAAAATTTGGATCAACTGCTTTAATTTGATTTTTAGACAGCTGTTCTTGCTTACAAGACATTCTACCAACAACAATATCAATTGTGTTTGCGTTTGACGCACCTTTACCACCTAAACCACTTGATAATGTACTTGGTCTGTCAAATCCTAAAATAATGGCGGCATTTTTATTTTTTGATACAAGTTTTTTCTCGCCTGGTGCTGAAACAAAATTAATGGTAGGGGCTGTTGGCTCACTTTGAAACGTTCCTTGACCATCTGGATTAAGCTTAAGTGGGCCGCGGGGGCCATCTGTTGATGGTGAAATAGCACGACCAAAACCAGAAACGTTCTGTGTGTTTCTACGTCGTTCTTGGCTTAAGTCAGTTGGTTTGTTTACTAAATTTTTTATTTCCTCTACAATTCCAGAGGGATCTGGATTTGAACCATAAACTTCAGGCCAAGCTTCTCCCGGCTCAAAAGCGCTTGGATTGTCAGCATTTAATCTTGATAGTTCATCATTTAAGAATTTTAAATATTCTTCATCTGTTAATTTTTTCTTTGACATATTTTTTACGTTGTTGTTTTAGCAGGGGGGCTTGAAATAAGTGGCAAACTTCTATTTTTCACAGATCTAGGAAATCTCGGATCTTGTTTTAGCCCAGTTTGTTTTTCAAAATTATCGCGATAAATATCAAACGCTGGTCCAGGATCTTCTTTGCCAGCTGCTCGGTTATCTTCATGACAATAATAAGTTTTAATATTAGGATATGCTGCTACTAATTGTTTTACAATTGTTATCAATCCTTGAATCTGAGCCTGCGGAATTGGCTCCCATTTTTTTGTTACATTAGAGTCATAGCTTTTCCATTCTTCAATTGGTGGAGTTTTTAACGGACGGGGAAGACTTGGAAATTCGTCTAATAATTGTTTTCCACTAGAAAAAACTACGGTTTTACCTGCAAATTGAGATGCTGTATAGGCTAAATTAACTAAGCTAATGCCAATTGATATTGTATTAGATGGTGGACCAATTCCGCCTTTAACAGCCCCGTGCCAAGCTTTAAACTTTGTATCTACTGTGTTTATTACAGAGCCATCTTTTTCAACTAAATAATGATAGCTTAGTCCTCTATTACGAAGTGCAACTATTGCATCGGCCGCATTCTGTGTAACTGTTGAGTGTAACTCAATTGAATCCCAATTCTTTTCATTTTCTTTGCCCGCGTTAAGTAAAAACGGAGACTTTGCAGGATCAGGTGTATATGTCAATCCCTGACCAGGGAGGCTACCTGTAGCATTAAAAATTGCTTTAGCACTAAGACATTGATCTGTTACAGCACTAGCTGCGACCGCTTCGTTGCTTATTTTCTGTTCAATGCTGTCAAAATAACAAAATTGAACATCTATTGGGCCGGCCTGACCAACTGTAGCATTTGCTGTAACAATGTCACCAATACGTGGCATTGCTGAAAAACTATCAACTTTAGATATACACAACATATGAGCATTGATAACCTGTGACAAAGCTTCATCATTACCAATAAATTTTGTTGGATTACATGGATCTTCTAAAAGCTGGTGAGCCGAGATAAAATTATCGCCCTGTATCCTTCCACGAAACATAATTTGAGTTTGAATTTGCCCAAACGGATTGTTTTTTAAATCACCTGGAACATTTGGTTGAATACCATTTATAATAGGAATTGGTGGCGAAACAACTTTCACTGATAACGCGTTTAAGTTTTTATATGTGTCAACTCTTGTCATAATATCAATCATATATGCATTATAATCATCATATTCAACAGGATTGGTTAAATCTAAAAATGGAGTTTTATCATATTCAGCTGAAGACATTGTATACCTATGTTAACCTAAGATAATTAGACTATACTAAAAAATTGTTAAGCGTCGTCTTTTTGAATTAAATCAAAAAGTTCTTCTTTGTCTTTGTCGCTAAGCTCAAGTGAAGCTCCCTGATCTTTTTGTTTTAAAGAAATTATTTTGACCAATTGTTCATTTGAACGTTGTAATGTTTCAATATGTTTGGCAGCTACTGGGCTAAGATATTTATTTTGTTCAGGTTCGCGCGCAATCTGATTAGCGACTTCATTTAAAAATTCTCTAGCAATTTTTCTATCATTTCTAATATTACCCAAAGCTTCTTGCACTAAGTCATCAAGTGTGTTGTTGCTCATAAAGTACCAGCCTCCCAATCAGTCTTGAAACAATAATATTTTTTTCTAAACTTTTTTAATGAGTTAACAATCTGCTTAGTGTTTAAGCCCGTTATTTCTCTTAAGTAAAGATAAATAGCTTTTTTGTTAAATATCTCAATATCTTCTTTTGATTCAAAAAGTATTATAATTGCTTGATATACTTTCAAATCATTATCTTTCATTTGGGATGAATCCCACGATTTTAATTCCTCATAAAATAATTTCCAAAATTCTTCTTCAACCCTGTTACTTACATAAGATTCATTAGTAGATAAAAATTCTTCTTCGTAATTTTTAGATATATTATCAAAATCAACTTCTCTCTGGTTTCTTTTTTGTTGTCTCTTTACCTTGTGAATAAACCAATTTTTTGTAATTACTGAAAAGTAAGAAAAAGCTTTTGAACCTTTACTTGGGTCATACTTATCTAATATTGTCATAAGCCAAATTTTACATTCGTCACGCAAATAATCAATGTTTGGCAGGTTTGTAAACTTATATGTAAACACAATTTTATCTACCATTTCGTTAAACGCTGGTTCAATCCAGCGAACATATAAGTCTGTTCGTTTTCTAACGCACGTAATTTTACAATATTCTATGATCGCGTCTTCATGATCTTGTGTAAAATAATGATTTTTATTTTTTGGGCGCCTACCTCTTCTTTTTTTAGGTTGTGTTGTCATCAGTTTGTTCCATTTGTGTTTGTATTTCATCCTCTACTTCAGCATATTGATAAACAAAATTAAAAGTTTCCATCTGTTCATTAAACGAGCGAGCATGCTCAATTAACCCATTAAGTGTTTCATCACCATAAAACATTTCCATTTCATAAACTGATTCAAGATGAACTGTAAAGTTGTCAATTATGAGTCCTAAATCATAAAGTTCAGTAGAAATATTGATTAGTTTACTAACTACATTTTTTGCATATGCAAAAAGACCCATATTTAGTAACACTGATAAGGTGAGAGTTGCGGATAAAATTATTTCAAGTCGGCTCATATTCTTTACTCTGTGCTTCTTTTATTTGTTGATTTAAGATTTCACGATTTTTTTCAATGTAATCTTTTGTAATGTTTCCAACTTTGTGTTCTTTGTTATGTTTTACTTCAGAAAAAAAATTATCAAACAACTTATTCATTGAAGTTTTTGAACCACACTGTGTGCAATCCTCAAGTGTTTCAGACATACTAATAAACACTGTTTCTATACATTCGCACACAGTACACTGAAAACGATACTTTGGCATTACTTGACCATGTTTTCTAAATCACTGTTTGTAATTTCACTGTTATCTGTAAATCTTACGGACGGTGGATTTTTTACAATAATGCCATCGTCTCCATTTTCAAGTTCAAATCCACGAAGGATTGGAACAATATCAATTTGATTTAGCAATGACTCTTGAAGTGCCATCATGACGGCCCCCAATGCTTGATTAGAAAATTTCATTTTTACTCCTTATTATAGTTAACTGCGCGACCTTCAAGCTCTTCCCAATCTTTAGACGGTCGCACCTCTAAATTTTTTTCCCATACTGATTCTAAAACAGTTGGATTTAAGCCCATCATTTTACAATATGATATTAGTGCATTTACATCTTTTGGAAAACACGAACCACCAAAACCTAGGTTCCCGTCAGGACCAGGTACTGATAAATGTGTGCTTCCAATACGTTCATCATACAACGCATACTCTAAAACTTTATCATAATCTACATCAATGCTATTGCACATTTGCTTAAATTCATTAGCAAAACTAACTTTAGTGGCAAGAAATGTGTTTGTAAAATATTTTATACATTCTGCAACAGTTGAGCTAGTTTTAATGATAGGCGTTTTTGGAAAAGCTTTTCTGAAAATATTTTTAACCTTAGTTGAGGCAGGTCTAACACCACCAACGATGATCCTGCTTTGATTTTTAAAATCATCAATAAAATTTGCCTCTGTTAAAAACTCAGGACTAAAAACAACACTAATACAATCACACTCTTTATTTAATTTTTCTGTTGTACCTGGGGGCACTGTTGATTTAATTATTACTATCTTATTGTAACCCGTAGCATTTATTTGCTTTACTGTATTCTTAACTATTGTAGTATCGCACTCGCCATTTTTTAACATGGGAGTGGGTAAACATACAAATATGACATCTGTTTTTAATACTAAATCATCTAGAGTATTACATGTTGACTTACCTAAGTCACGGTCATACGTTTGAATGTTAAAGTGTTTACTTAAGCCTTCTTTAACAGCAGTGCCTACAAAGCCTTGCCCGACTATTCCAATGTTAGTGTTCATTAATCTCCCTTTACTAAACGATAACTATCTTCATCAAAGTGCGGGGTTGAAAATTCAAATAATTCTGTGTCCTGCAATGCTATCATTTGATGTCGCAGCCCACGATGAACATGAAAATTGTCTCCCTGCTGTAATACTACTTCTTCTGCAGAATCTAAATTATCAGATTCCGAATACTTTACAATTATTTTTCCAGACTGTATATAAAATACCTCATCTTTTAAAATATGATAATGCCAAGAGCATCTTTTACCTTTTACAAAATAAAGTAATTTTCCACAATATTCACTGTTATTAACAATCCATTTTTCAAAGCCCCAACCTTTAGGCACAAAATTCATTTCTAAAGAAGTCTTCATCTTTAATCCCCTTATCATCAATATATATGTCCCCTGCAGGTTTCCCTAAAAACAGTTCATGAAAATTGACATTCCAATTTTTTAGTTGTTGGTAAGTTAGTTCGTAAAATGCTTCATGAGCATAGCTGTAAGAATTATTTGAACGGCCCATTCCTCGTGCAGTTTGAAAAATTATCCTGTGTCCATTTTTATACAAATTGTTTACAAAATTAATTCTATCTTGAATTGGTTTTGCTTTTGAATAATCTCCCTCTGTTTTAGTGCATATAGTGCCGTCAATATCAAATACATATGTCATAATATTTTTTCCAATGTTGAAGTTGTTGAGTATCCATCAACAAAATTAAAAATTTTTATGTCGCATATATCACTTCCAACAACTTCTTCAGTTTTGTAATCTCCGCCTTTAACAATAAAATCAGGTTTAATTTTTTTAATTAGTTCATACGGTGTATCTTCACTAAATATATGTACTTCATCAACAAATTTAATTGATTCTAACAGAAATTTTCTATCATTCTCAGAATTGTAAGGTCTGTGTGCACCTTTGAGTTTTTTTACACTATCATCGCTATTTAAGCCAACATAAACAACATCACCTAATGTTTTGCAATATTTAAGTAATTCTATATGGCCGCGGTGTAGGACGTCAAAGCACCCATTTGTAAAAATAATTTTGTTCATAATTTTAACATTTCAAAAACTAATTCAGCAGAAATTTTTTGTCCTTGAAACGAAAGTATTTTTGAATATCCATCATACTCAAGGCTTTTAATAATATTTTTGCAAACATCATTTAGCAACATTAATTCCATTATACCATATGGTTTTATTTTTTTATATTTTAATAACTGTAAAGTTCCTTTTGTGCCTACTATTGTTGGAAACCTCAACACTAAACAATTTTTGCAATTTTGAATTAAATACGATTCAGCTAGATGTTTATACATAACATACCATGAACTTTTTTCAGATTTTGTTGAGATAAATATTATTTTATCATTTTTGTTTTTATCAACAAAATTTTTAAATTTTTTATATTCTAATTTTTGAATATTTTTAGACTTATCGTCAATATTCCATGTATGATATATGTGAGTTTTACATTCACAAATTGCATCTATTAATTTATTACTCAATAAGCTACCTAGTTGACCCCTGCCATTTGCTAATATAACATTCATACCAAAACAAACTTTATTTGTTCGTAATTAAGTTCTTTGTTGGTTAAGAAAAAATATTTTAATAATATTTCTTTTAAAAGTTCTGGATATTTGGCTGTGTTATCATCATTATAAGCATTTAGATCATGTTGCATTCGCGAATGCAGTGGAGCGTTTGGGTGGTTATGATATCCTAGACCAGCTTTTTTAGCCTGCGGGTCATTCATCCACTCCAAAGCGCTTCGGCCGCAAAATAAATTATCCCAGTAGTTTCCAGTTTGATTTGAAATGTAATTGTAACCACTGCAAGGAGCCTCGATTGCTTTGACATGTCTAACTTGTAAATCTGATACAACAACCCAATCTTTTTTAATTGCTTTACAACTGTAAATATAAGTTGATTCAGCACAAAATGCAACAAAAACATCAGGCGATATTCTTTTGTCAAACGTTTTCCAAAACTCATTTGAAAACAAGCTTGCGTGTAAATTACATGTACCACCAGGGGGAACAACAAAATCTTCTCCAGCTATTTGAATGTCACCAAATTTTGTTTCATACACAAACCCCCCTCTTGATTTAGACCATGCCGAGAATGCTTCGGGAGAATCCTCAACCATGGTATCACCAATATAGCCACCCATTAAATCATTAAAAGCTGTGTCAGTATCTGTTTGAATTGTTACAATACCGTACTTATCTGTTTCTAATCTTTTATAAGCTTCAGACAAAACATGTGTTTGATTGTCAAAATTAACACCAGAGTCAATGTATAAGTATCCTTCAAATTCTCCATATTTATTTACCATTTCTTTAACGGTTTTGTTAAAAGTAACTTGAATTACATTTTTTTCTGGGTATAAACAATATGAAATTTTGTCTCCAAATTCTTGGTATAACCGTCTAAAACAGCCTTCACTGTTCATACAAGATGATAATACAACATGAAAACCATCAAAGTCTTGATTTAATACATTTTGAATACAATCAATATACCAATCAATAGCTTCTCTCTTAATTCCACATGTATTGTAAACAACTAACATTTTTCTATTTTCTATAGTTTTCATTTTTACCTCAAATAAAGTCAGGGTGCTTTAGTGTTTGCCTAATAATACTTTTATCTTCTAGCAACTTTTCTTTAGTTACCCTTTTGTTTTTTAAATCTTGTTGAATTTTCCACATAGCTTTGTTGCTTTCGTGTGGTTTACAAAGTTTTGTACAATTTTTAAAACACTCAACGTTTTCAATCAAGTTCATAACTTCTCGTCTTTTTTGCAAATTATTCCAAATAGATTTAAAAGAATCTTCATACAAGTTGCCATAACTATATTGTTTCCAGCCTCTGTGGTTAGTGCAAACGTACACGTGACCATCTGCACCAATACATGGTGATAACTGAGAACCTAAACATTGTTTATAGTCCCTACCAAACTTTTCTCTGTCCATTGCTAAATCTTCAAATTTGTATCCATTAACTTGAAATTTGTCACCCAATATTTTTTCTGCTTGTGTTAACAATGGATTGACTTTTTCTGTCCAAAATTCAAGTTCTCGCTGTTCACCGCCTTTTTCACGAATAACAATTTCAGGCTTATATTGACAATAAGACAAATCATAATCACTAAAAAATTCTGCAAAGTCTACAATTTCTGAATACGTGTCCGGTGAAATAACATACCCTACACCAATGTCAATTTTGTTATTATATGTTTTGTTGACTTCAATAAGTTTTTGAAGATTAGAAACCATCTTGTCCCAATCTTGACGCCCCCTGGCGCGTCGGACACCATTATATGTCTCTCTCGTACCAGCATCAACTGAAATGCGTACCCACGTCATGTTTTCGACCAACGCCTCAAACATATCCCATTTATCAAATAGCGTTCCGTTAGTAAACATTCCCATTTTAATATTATTTTTGCCACAATATTCAATGGCTTCTTTAAGATGTCTATTCAAAGTTGGTTCACCGCCACCAGTCCAATTAATTGCTTTAACTCCCATATCTACAAAATCTTCGCAAAGTGACATTAAAACTTCTCTAGACATAAGTGCTCTAGAAAACGTTTCGGTTCCCTTATATTTTTCAAAATGAATATAAGAAGACAAACAAAAACTACATGCATGGTTGCAGGCATTACTTGGATCAACTTCAACTAAAACAGGTGAAGTATATCCAGTTTCAATATGTTCTATTGCTCTGTCAACGTTTGCAATAATTTTAGATTGTGGATTGAATATTTTACTTTCTTTCATCTTCTAGCCATTTTAAAAAGTATATTGTTGGATCATTGAAATATTCTCTAACAATTGTTTCAAAATATTGTTTTGCTTCTTCAGCTTTCTGTTTTAAAACCTG